AGACCCAGCAGTCAAGCAGCAGATGCAGCGTCTGTACAACGTGGATGACTCCCAACTAGCGGCGTACTTCCTTGACCCAGAGCGCGCCACTCCGCTCATTCAGCGTCAGGCTCAGGCTGCCAAGATCGCGGCCCGTGCCCAGGAACAGGCTGGCTTCACTATCACGAGCCAAACGGCTGAGGACTTGGTGCGTCGTGGCATTAGTCCTGAGGCTGCACAACAGGCGTTTGAATCAGCCGGTGCAATGGCCGGTCTGTACACCGAGATGGCTGGCGAGACTGCGCTCACACAGGAGCAGAAGGTCGGAGCCGCACTCGGCTATGACGTTCAGGCGCAGCAGGAACTGATCCGTCGCCGTGGTCTTCGCACCGCACAGTTTGAAGGTGGCGGTCAGTTTGCCACCACTAGCGGCGTCACTGCTGGCGCCCGCGAGACAGGTCTTGGCACCGCACAGTAAATACTTGACGGCTAGAACTTTTGGTGCTTAACTGAAGTTATCCCACAAGGGATACTTCCGGAGATTCCCCGCCTTCGGATGTAACAAGGGTGAGATGAGCAGCCATCCATTTCCCTCCGGATTGGATGTGGGCAGAAGGAGTGAGTCATGTCAGATGTCAACGAGTCGTTCGAAGACGAGACAGACGATCAGGTAGCCAAGAATCCAGTTCGAGCACACATGCGAAAACTGGAAGATGAGGTCAAGGCACTGCGTCAAGCAGCCGCCGAAGCCGAAGCAGCCAAACGCGAACTTGCTTTCGTTAAGGCCGGGATCCCGATGGACAACCCAGCCTCAAAGTATTTCGTGAAGGGCTACGACGGAGACTTCACACCCGAAGCAATTCGGGCGGCAGCCGAGGAAGCAAATCTCATCGCACCTTCAGTTCAAAAGCAGGCGGCGCAGGCAGAACAAAATGCCTGGAACCGCTTGCAGAAAGCGCAGAGGGCGGGACAGACGAGCGAACCCCCGGTGGACTGGGCTGATCGGATCAACAATGCTCGCTCCCAGGACGAGGTCATGCAACTGCTGGCTCAAGCAAGGCAAGAAGCAGAAAACCTCTAGCCCTCAGGCCCCCGGCCTGTGGGGGAAAGAATAACAGGAAATGGCATATACAGAACAGAGCAGCCTGCTCACAGATCAGGTTGCATTTGACCGGATTGCGTACTTCGCACTCCGCAGCGAACTCTTGTTCGACGCGGTTGCAGACGTCATGCCGGTCGCCCAGGCGATGCCTGGTTCGTCCGTCAAGTTCACGATCTTCAATGACCTTGATCCGGCTACGTCGACGCTGACCGAGACCTCGGATGTCACGGCGGTTGCGATGTCGGACAGTCAGGTCGAAGTGACCTTGGCCGAGTACGGCAATGCAGTCAACACCACCGCCAAGTTGCGTGGCACGTCGTTCCTCGACGTCGACGCTGCTGCGGCAAACGTCGTTGGTTACAACGCTGGTATTTCGATTGACTCGATCATCCGCGATGTCCTCGCCGGTGGCACCAACGTCGTTTACGGCGGTGGTGGTTCCTCGGACGAGACGGCTCGCAACCAGATCGAAGCCGAAGACATCATCGAGGCGAACGACGTCCGCAAGGTTGTCGCCGCTCTCCGCAAGGCCAACGCTGTGTCGTTCAACGGCATGTACATGGGCTACATCCACCCCGACGTGTCGTACGACCTCCGTCGTGAGACGGGTGTTGCTTCGTGGCGTGACCCGCACGTCTACAGCGATCCGGCTGGCATCTACATGGGCGAAGTCGGAGCCTTCGAAGGCGTGCGTTTCATTGAGACGCCGCGCGCGAAGTTGTTCGAGAACGCCTCGAACGGTGCTGGTGGATCCGGCAACATCGACGTGTACTGCACGCACATCATGGGCCGTCAGGCTCTTGCCAAGGCGCACTCGATTGTCGATGGCAACGGACCGTTCCCGCGCGTTATCCGCGGACCGGTGGTTGACTCGCTGCAGCGCTTCCAGCCTGTCGGTTGGTACTGGCTCGGTGGCTACGCTCGCTTCCGCGAGGCGTCGCTCCGTCGCATCGAGGCCGCGTCGAGCATCGGCGCAAACTCGTAATCAACGAGTAGCAAGATTGGGGGCTGGGCGTATCCCCTCGCCCAGCCCCTTCTGCTATATTCAAACCCGAGGTAAAAAATGTCGATCTCTAACTACGCAGAAGTTGCCCTCCTTGACACTCTTCGCAACCAGTCGTTTGCTGTAACGACGACGTATGTGAAGTTGCATACTGGTGATCCCGGCGAGGCTGGCACCAGCAATGCTGCAACTGAGACGACTCGCAAAGCCGTCACTTGGAGTGCTGCATCGAGCGGAAGCATTGCATCAAGCGGAACTCTTGAGTGGACCAACGTTTCAACCACCGAGACCTACAGCCACTGGTCGCTGTGGGACAACAGCACCGCTGGCAACTGCTTGTGGAGCGGAGCACTTTCTTCTTCGGCTGCAGTCACCGCTGGCGACACGTTTCAGATCACCTCGCTGACTCTCAGCCTTGACTGACCCCAGGTAGCCTGATGGCTTACCTGTTGGATTTCAAATTCCCCTTCGCTGGTGGCCCAGCGTTCTATCAGGGGCTTCAAACTTTTGTCCGCACTGCCACTGGCAGCGGTACTGGTTCTGCCAGCAACACCCAATCGCGGATCGTAAAGCGCACCGCTACTGGAAGTGGCACCGGCACATCCACCGCCGCAACTAAAGAGATCCTTCCGCGCACCGCCACTGGTAGTGGTGCAGCAACCGCTGGTAGTAGTGCGACTGGTCTGCGGATTGCCCGACGTGCTGGTTTGCTTTCTGCAGGTGTCGGCTCTGGCACTGCGTCGTTCATCAGAGTCAAAGTGCGCACAGCAACTGGATCCGGAGCCGGCACATCCGTGTTGTCGGAGATCATGGTTGCAATCCGGACTGCGACGGGCAGCGGCACTGGAACCCAGACCTGCGTTGGGGCAAGGACTCGCATTAGGACGGCCACCGGGTCTGGTACGGGAAGCGCAACTAATACGCAGAACAAAGTCATGTTCTTCCGCCCACCCACCGACAATCTTGTTCGCTGGGCAGACTACGGCGGATTTGGCCTTGCCAACAGACTGTTTCGTTTCTATGCACCGGGAGCACGCGGACGCAATGTCTACAAATTGATCGACGGGTCGTTCACCGAGAACGAACAGCGAGACATGAGTTCTGTTGACATCATCTACTATGGTGGCCATAACAATCCTGTGACACAGGACGAAAAGGACGATTTGGTTGCTGCGGGCTACGGCGCGTACATAACCTGATAGGGGATTATGAAGCACAGAGAGAAGCACCCAACCCTTGACGTTGAAGGCTGTTTTGCTTGCCGCATTTCCCACATCAGAATCTCGGGTTCCGCAATGCCTACACGTGGGGCGGTCCAGGATATGAATGCAAAAGAAAAAGTGCTGGACAGGGACCTTGATGCGTACAAGCGCATTCGCAAGTCCGGGGGTCAGCCAGAACAAATCAACGGGTCGGCCCGTTGGGAGGCAACAGTTGACTAATGGCTGCTAAAAAGAAAGCAAAGTCGCGCGTTAATGAGGCTGGCAACTACACCAAGCCGGAGATGCGCAAACGCCTTTTCAACAAGATCAAGGCCGGGTCGAAGGGTGGCGATCCCGGAGAGTGGTCGGCACGCAAAGCACAGTTGCTTGCTTCTGAGTACAAGAAGGCTGGCGGCGGTTACAAGTAATGGCATTGTCTAAATCTCAGAAGTCGTTGAAAGACTGGACGGCGCAGAAGTGGCGCACGTCTGACGGCAAGCCGTCCAAAGGCAAGAAGCGTTACCTGCCAGACAAGGCATGGGACGCACTGTCACCGGCAGAGAAAGCCGCAACCAACAAGGCCAAGGCCAAGGGCAACAAGGCTGGCAAGCAGTTTGTCAAGCAGCCCAAGAAGGTCGCGGAGAAAACAAAGAGGTACCGATGACCATCGAATACAGGGGCGAGAAGTTTGCCGGTTACAACAAGCCGAAGCGCACGCCCAACGCGAGTAAGTCCCATGCCGTCCTCGCCAAGGAGGGCAACAAGGTTAAGTTGATCCGCTTTGGTCAGCAGGGCGTATCCGGCTCGCCGAAGAAGAAGGGTGAGTCAGAGGCGTATCGCAAGCGTCGCGAATCCTTCAAGGCCCGTCACGCCAAAAACATCGCCAAGGGCAAGATGTCGGCTGCATATTGGGCTGATAAGGTAAAGTGGTAAACCGACACAAGGAGCAGAAATGCCAAAGGTAGGAAAGAAAGAGTTTCCGTACACCGCAAAGGGTATGGCGATGGCAAAGGCTGAAGCCAAGAAGACTGGCAAGGCCATGAAGTCTGGCAAAGGAAAGAAGAAGAAGTAATGGCCAAAGGCAAGATGAGCAAGAAGAACCGTAAGCACGAAATGGGCGAAGGCGCCAAAGAGCGCATGATGGAATACGGTTCCAAAAAGGGCGGCATGAAGAAGGGGAAGAAGAAGTAGTGCCCACTCCTAAGCCCAAGAAAAAGAAAGTGAAGGGCGCTCCTGCAAAGGAGTACGCTTCCGCACCCAAAGCAACCACCAAGTCACGAAAGGCAAACAAGGCCGCCCGTGCCCAGGCAGGAAGTTTCCCTGGCTACGGGGGCTACGTCTATTAAATGACCACCGCCGCGACGATCCTCAACCGGGCGTCGCGCCAAATGTTATCGGGGACCGTTGAAGAGCGGAACAAGTTGGCGTCGACCATCAACAGTAGTGCCACGTCTGTGGTTACTACTTACGATATCGGCGGCCTTCGTGCTGGCGCTGTATTTGAGATTGACTCAGAACTCTTCTACATCTGGGAAGCAAACTCGGCAACAAAAACGCTGACAGTTGAGCGCGGATACGCAGGCACCACGCCAGCCGCACACACCGGCGGTGCCGCCGTAATTGCCAATCCGCGCTTCCCTCGGGCGCAGATGCTGGACATGCTGAACAGCGAGATTGATGATTTGTCCTCAAGCCTGAATGGCATGTACCGGGTGGTTTCTGTTGATCTCTCATACAACGGGTCTGATCGCCAAATTGACATCACTGGTTCAGGAACAATCCTTAACTTGATTGACGTGCGTTTACGCTACCTTGCCGACGAGCACCCGATTATCCATGGAGTGAGGATTCAGACCGGCCTTCCCACCGCTGACTTCCCTTCCGGCAACACGCTTGTGCTTGATGACCCCGTCATGGCTGGCACCTTGCGTGTCAGATATAAGGCTCCCTTTACCCGGGCATCGTCCGAGTCCTCCGATTTGACGACCAACTGTTTCCTCCCCGCCACGTGCGATGACATCGTTGAAATTGGCGTTGTGCTCCGCATGATGCATGCGCGTGAAATCAAGCGCAACTTCATTGAGTCGCAGGGAGACACTCGCCGTTCTGACGAGGTGCCACCTGGATCTACGCGGGACTCGTACACCAATCTGGTGCGCTTGCGACGGGACCGTATCATTGCCGAATCAGCGCGCCTGAAAGTGCAGTATCCGATCACGTTCAGGAAATAGCCCATGGCTGACCTGACGACGTTCACATCGCCGTTCTCTCCAGCAGCGGCCTTCTACACTGGAACCGGAGCAACGAACTTGGTACCCGATCTTTTCCCAGTCGCCATCAATGGTCGTGCCTATTTTGTAGATACGGCTTCAAACCAGTTTACGCGCCAGTACGACGCACGCGTCCGTGACTCGGTTGACCAGTCGGCAGAGCCGGGCGAATCAGCAATCAACCCGCAGGGACTGTGGCGACGCAGCCAGTCATCGTGGCACTACGGTGCTGGCCAGGAGTACGCAGACACGGCTGATGCCGAGCCGTACCGCTTCAAGTCATCCAAGGGAATTGACCCGTGGACCAAGGGCGAACTGTCATTGCTGTCCGATACCACCAAGATCTACAGCACCAGCGGCACCAACTTGTATGCAGCAACAGCAAGCGACAGGTTGTATGGCACGGACGGTCAGAACGTCAAATATACGACTGACTTCAGCACCGTTACCACGGTCACCGGAACTGCTGCGTCCAACCTGTACAGCATTGCTTCTGATGGATACAACGTGTTTTATTCGTATGCCAACGGAGATATTGATCAGACCAACGCCGGGATTGGCACGTCATCTGCTTACATCACCGGCATTGAGGCTGGCAAGTTGGCGTACGTCAAGGGCCGTCTCATGGCAACTGGCCAGGGAACCGACAAGCACAAGATTTGGAACATCACTACCCCTGCTGGCAGCAGTGCAAACAACCCTGGCGCCCTGTACACCCACCCGAACACCAACTTCAACTGGATCGGATTCGCCGCAGGGCAGAACCACATCTACGCGGCAGGGTACGCAGGCAACATCAGCCTCGTCTACAAGACCGCAATTAAGGCAGACGGCACCGCGCTTGATATCCCTACCGTTGCCGGTGAACTGCCGCAAGGTGAGATTGTTCAGGAGATCTACGGCTACCTCGGCTACATCCTGATTGGCACCACCACTGGCTTCCGGTTCTGCTCCACGGACGGGGATGGCAACCTGGTCATCGGTCCACTTGTCGAGACTGGGGCAGCCATCAACGCATTCGCTGGTATCGGCAAGTACGTCTACTTTGCCTGGACCAACTTCGATGGCACCAGCACCGGCATTGGCCGCATGGACATCTCGGTGTTCGTGTCCGTCAACCAGCCTGCCTACGCCTCCGACCTAATGGCCACCGCACAGGGCACAGTCCAGGCCATCC